AGTGTAGCCTCATAAGTGTACCCTAGCTCTGAGTGTGTAAACACCTCAAAGGTAGAACTCTGCACGCGATCAGTAGCACGGAATGTTTTACGTTCCGTATTATGATCTCCATCAAGATATTTCATAGTTTTTTGAATGTCTATGATAAGGGGGCGCCAAGCGTAACGTGCTTCAAGCCAAGCATCCAGGATAATCTCCGAAGATAACTTAGCTTTTCCGCGCGCTGTAGCTTGACGCCATTTCCTGAAAGTTTTAGGCGCAATGTCCTTAAACCTTCCTTTCTTGATAGCTCTAAGAAGTGAACCAACACGGTTCATAGTCTTAGCAAGGTGGGTTACAGTAGATTTACTCTCGGCGATCATCGTCAAGAGCTGTAACTCACCCTGTTGTGCATTCGCATAAGAACTATTGATTGCACTTTGAAGATTGGCAGAGGTGCCAACATCAGAGTAAGCATTAATGAGACCGAGAACGGTATCAGTAAGCCCAAACACTTCAGCATCGAAAGCAGGTAACTTAACCTGCACATAAATCTGAGTGTTTCCATATTGCGGAGAACCACCAGTAGTGACTATAAAATCAGTCACACCGGATGGATTAACAGCAACTTGGAAGGAGCTTTCAACAGTTAAGGTATCGCGTTTCATCGGGGAGAGAATAATTTCTCCCGCCTGACTGCGTGCCTTAAAGTTCTTACTTACATAGTCAACCATGTAATCAGACTTATCGCGGATCATAAGATCCGGAAATGTCTGTAGCGTGGCAAGCTGACCAGCTTCGTATTTGGCAAACAAATGATTTTTAAGCGCTGTATTATTAGCGATATAATCACGTAGTTTGTCGGGGTCATACATTTCAACCCCTCGGTATAACATACCGACTCCACGAAGTGAATCAGGTAGGTTAATATAACCAAAATCATTGTCGATGAACATCGTTCCGTAGAACGACACACCAGCGAATGACAAAGTTTTATCAACCGCACTTGTGCTACCATACTTCAGGCCTGAAATTACTTCAGCTGGCGTATTGTAGCCTCTGGTTCGAGTACCCATGTTAGACTCCATTGCTAGAGACTAACTAAACTATTCCTACTTTACCCGTCTCCGGATAGAGGTAAAAGTAGTCTATGGGATTATTCCCG